AACTGGGGAAACGCCCGCATGAAGGGTTACCTGAACCTAAGGAAGCTCGCACAAGAGCAATACGGCAATATTCTAACATGGCCAAGAGACTTTGTTGGGCTGGCCGGAAACGCACCCCCGAACCTGTTGACGATGGTTTTGTGGGTCGCGAGCTTGCCCCAGGGATCTGGGACCTCAGGCGCAATCGAGACGAACAACCTGCCAGGTGTGGTGTTTGAAGCAAAACTAACATTCTACGTGGAGTTTGACTCGGTCGATTTCCCATCTTAAAGAATATATATATTTATACCCCAGATTGCTGTATTAGCAAGTGTAAGTGGTTAGGACACAGTGTCAGTAACCATGATAACATTGTGTGCTCCGCACACGTATCACGGGACAGAACCTTCTAAAATCCGGGACATACGGCTACTACAAAGTAACCGAGACTTCACCATGATAATGGATCCAAATTTGTTCGAATCATGATATCATGGAAGAAAAAACTGGATCATTATTCATACTCCGAAAAACTACCCGACCATCAAGACCATGGCTTACGTGTGCGTATGGGACCTGTCCGTGTACAAACCGGATTGGGATGTAAAGCAAATGTGGGACTACCTCCGAGAGGGGTCCAAAGCCTTCTGCTTCCAAAAAGAGAAGGGCGAGGAGGGAAAGACACACTGGCAAGTGCGAGTGTCCCTCCGAACCCGAACAAGACTCCCTGGCGTGCTGAAGCTGTTCAGCGAGCTCCACGACGGACAATGGAGCCCGACGGCCAACGTCAACTCCAAGAACTTCAACTATCAGATGAAGCGTGATACTCGAGTCGAGGGCCCTTGGACAGACAAGGAGGATCCCGTCCCTACTCTCCCAACACTCCAAGTGCGAAGGGTCGAGGCCACTCCACGCCGATGGCAACAAACGGTGGCCGAATTAATAAGGGACCGCGACCCGGAGGACGACAGGGCCGTCAACTTCGTGTGGTGCCGGGACGGCAAGAGCGGCAAAGGGAGCCTATGCAAGTGGCTGGACCACAAAAAAATGGGCTACTACATGCCGGCCTTCTTCAAGCTATCGGACATATTGGCGGCGGCGTACGAGCACCCGGCGAGCTGCTATTTATTCGACGTGCCCAAATCGCAGCCCGACGTCAAGACGAACGAGGGCGAATTTTGGATGGCGGTCGAGCTCATCAAGGACGGACGAGTCGGCGACCCGCGCTACAAGGGCCGATCAACCATCCGGGAGTGCCCAGACGTATGGGTCTTCGGGAACACACTCCCGCACCCTGGTCGGCTCAGTTCGGACCGCTGGAGCGTATGGGGCCTCAAAAAACGGGAGGGCCAAGACGACTGGTCCTTCATGCCAATGGACTCGGAGGAGGTCCAAACCGCATGGGAAACCCAAGAGGACCAAAGGCCGACCAAAAAACGTCGGCGTGATAATAAAAATTAATATCATGGTCCCTGATCCGGATGACCCGGATGAACCAGTTCTAATCATGATGTACATGTACATACATAGAATTTTACGTAAAGTAAAAAAGGGTCTATAGGCGGGAAGCAAGTTCCCTGGTGACATACTCCTATAGACACTATACCTTATACTTTTATTGAGGAACCGGATCAACCCGTTCAACCAGTTCACGTGATATCATATCACGCCCTGTATGAATGCCACGCTTTCTGAGGCGCTCGCGTCTGCGAAGGCCGCGGCGTCCATTCCGTCGCTTTCGGCGTGCTGTAAGGCGATTGAGAATGAGGGGGAAGAGGCGTACGAGACGTTTGGTGAGAGTTCCGAAGATGAAGACGGCCACAATCTCGAGGCAGATATTACCGAGAAAACTGCAAGTCAAGCTCCCTTGGTTCCATCAGGGAACGTTTGTCAGTGCGACAGCTGCCGTGTCCTACACGGAAAATCTTTTGAGTCTGAACAATCTGTCGGATCCTGGCGATGGGTTTACAAATCATCTCCCCCGCGGTTACAACTCGTGGAGTCCTTTCTACCTGCAGTACCTGGTGAAAGGCGTTTCATACGACGTTGCCTTTCGCCTGACCACAAATCTGGACGATGTCGACTATGCGAAAATTGGGCTGTGCGGACTTACGTGCGGGAGAGGAACCTGGAATTCCGAATTCGGGTCCCTGGTGGATCAGAAGGAGGGGCCCCCTTCCAACTATGCGAAAAGTCGACACATGACTTCGGGTTCGACGAGTACAAGCGATATATCGACCAACTGGGGAAACGCCCGCATGAAGGGTTACCTGAACCTAAGGAAGCTCGCACAAGAGCAATACGGCAATATTCTAACATGGCCAAGAGACTTTGTTGGGCTGGCCGGAAACGCACCCCCGA